AATTAGGCCGTTCCTCGCGAAACCACACGAGGCGATAGGCAACTTGTAAATAATCTTTGCCCTTTAGGGACATGAGGGGAAGCTCGGTGCTTTTAGGTGTTTTAAAATTTTTCATAAATCACCATACTCCGCTTGCAAATAAGAGTTCTCGAAATCCATTTCCCATTGAATGCGGTCCTCGTGTTTCATAAATGCCATAGCGTCACGGTAAACGCTTTCGGGTACTGGTTGACGTTTAGCGCGCAAACCCATGTATTCACGCTCGGCGGCTTCGATTGCTAGTTCGATTGCTTTAGCTTTCATTTTATATTCCTCAGTGTTCCAATAATTCATACGAGTTTGACCTGTACTTGCTCGGCAAGCTTGATGGATGCCCGAATCATTTCCTGACGAAGGCGCTCGGCTTCGAGGTAGGTGAGGGCTAAGGTCTGGTCGTTTTGTTTGATGATGATCTGAGAATTTTCTACTGAAACGGTAATCATTGTTGGTTCTTTCTATCTTGGCTTGATTGCTTCGATGAATATAGTTCTAAGACAATTTATTTACTATTGCAATCACTAAAAGTAATTTTTTTTACTTATTTTTTTTATTAATTGTTTCAACAGGATACACGTCCACCTTTTCCCCCCTTCCCTTTAGGGTGAGGGGATTTCTTTCAAGAAGTTCTCGGGATGCCTTGTCTGGAGTTCTAAATTCTCAAACCATTGCTTAAGAACTTAGGATTTCAGACAAATGCCAGGATTTCACTCCCGGCAAGCCCTTGTGAAAGAGGTGTCAACTTTCACGGCTGCGCCTTATCCTTTGAAGTCTTTCGGCGGCCAAATCCGCCTATATATCCAAATCAGTAGCGTTAGGTCTGGCTTATTTCCCCGCAGTTCCGTGACCAATCCATGTCCACCCTGCTTCCTATTAGCCCCTAGGTTGCTTCCAATGTTGTATCGTGCCTAGAAGTTACGCAACCCACTGATTTAAATATCCCAAGATCATGTCCTTAGGGGGACGTTTCAGCCTTAGTTTTAAAAGTTCAGGCGGATCATGCTTTACTACTTGTATTCTGATTTCAAAGGATTTACTCTGGCATCAGATTTAGTTTGCACCTCAAATCTATACCCGCCCCATAAGTAATCGCAAGATGAAAATGGGGCGCGGCCATAAAAACAATTTACAACTTAAAATAATTCGATTTATCCTAATTAAAACCGAAATCAATTAGGAGAAAATATGTCTGAAGAAACAGTCGAAACTCTAACAAATCAATACGCGCAAATCTGTACCCAGATCGGCGATGCTCAATACAAAGTAAAAAACCTCGTTAAATTCATCGAATCTGCAAACGCAAAGCTTGCCGAACTTGATGCCAAGGCTGCCGAAATCAAAGGCGCTAAAGCCGCGACGGTTGAACAAAATGGATGAGAATCGGGTTCTCTCACCTGAAGAAGCCGAAAAGATTTTTAACGAATTAAAAATTAAATTTGAGCCTGATTTTAATCGCGTCATGAACCTAATCGCGCAAGATATGCACCTCTTAGGCTATCTCTCAATGGAGACGGTCGCCGCGCAAAAAGAGTTTGAAGCAAAAATCATGGCTCAAAAGGAGTTTTATGAAAAAGCTAACTAATGACCCCCTTCTCCCGGTTGGGGATATTGTTGATCAAATGCTCGAAAAGCGCCCCCTCCCGCTTGGGATGCAGGAATTTGAAGATTGGAGTGACCGGGTAATCTCTGGCGCCCTACTTCAAGCCGACGTCATTTCTCAAAAGCACGCGCTTGCTAATATGTTAGTCCACGAATTAGGCCCCACCGAATCTCACAAGGAAGACGGATGGTTTATTCATCGGCTCAGGAAAAACGCCGCTAACATTATCGCCATTGCCAAGATCGAGGAATATAAAAAGATCGCGGCAGAACGGGCGGCCAAAAACGATAACGTGGACCTTAACTCGCTGTAATGGATATGGAATTCTGGAAAACAAAAAAGTTTTCCCGGATACAAAAAGAATGGGACGAGATACTTGCCCAGTCTGGCTTTGTCGACATTGAAAAGGAAGTAAACGGTCAGCGGGTCTTGAAACAGAATTCAGCGAATTCCTATCGGACCCGCGACCCATTAACGATTGAAGCCAAGTTCGAATTCTATACGCTAATTGCTAAAGCCCTCACTCATGACAGAAACTTGACCGCTAGAGACCGGATCATTATGACCCGCTACTCGGATGGAATAAAACAATGCGAAATTCAAAAGGAACTCGAAAAGGCGGGGATGCCTTGCCACCGGATCACAATCATCAGGACAATCAGCCGATTTCTGAAAAAGTGGAAGATTCCAACAAGCAAGCCCCGGAAAACAATCTAGCCACCTTTAAGGTCCTAGTATTTAAATCCCACGCCCCTAAAGCCTATGAGGCCTTGATCTTCTCAACGTGGCTAAACTCCCTGCGCTACGGCAATGACCTGTTCAAGCTTGCCGAAGCCGATCCTTACTTTAAAGCCTACAGTGCTTTTATTACCCAGCTATTGACTCGCCCTAACATCAAAGTACGGATCGCGGTTCTAACCGATGAGCCTGACACTGCTCTTGGCTGGGCAATCGATGAGGGGAACATTCTCCATTACATTTTTGTTAAAAAAGATTTGCGGAAAAACGGGATAGGGCGTGCTTTGCTCTCCAAATCCATTAAAACCTTTTCGCATTTAACAAACCAAGGCCTAAGCATCTGGAATAAGAAATGCCCAGAACTTAGGTTTAACCCGTTCACATAAAGGAAGAAACTATGAAAATCGAACTCAGGTATGCAGAATTCCACGCCCCGGTGTTTAGCTCAGGCAAGAACTTCGGGACTAAACTAGACGCTAAGAAATGCAATGTCCGGTTATTCCTCGACACTGAAACCGACATGATCACTATGGTCTATAATGGCAACGTCAGCTGGTATCAGACATGGCAGGAAGTGCAGCCCCTTGATCAAAACAAATATCTAACCGAAGTGACCCCGGCTGACATGGAGCCACCTAGGCCGCTTGCCGTTACTAACCGTGGGCCTGGTCGTCCTCGGGTTCGGGAAGTGCAAGGTGAACAATGACCGAGATTCAATGGTTGTTGAACCTAATGCTCAACTATGAGTTAAGCCCTGATGTTAAGAAATTGTGTCTTGAACGTATCGGGGAAGTCGAGAGCAAGCTAAACGCCGCCCCCGCTACCCCGGCACCCGTTCGAGTAGTTCAGAACGCCGCCCCTGTAGCGTCCGCTATGCCCTCTCCTATCGCGTCCCCGGCGACTGCCAGCATGATAGCTAACCTCGGCGAAGTAACGACAGGAACGAATCTACGGGGGCCTAATAAGCTAAGAGGTAGGCTATGAACATTTACTGTAAGTACGACGATTTAGTAAGCCCTATAGCTTTAAAAGAACACCCAAAAAATCGGAACAAACACCCAAAAGAACAGATCGATCGGCTTGCAAAGCTTTATGATTATCACGGAATCAGGCACCCGATCATCGTGAGCAAGTTATCGGGCTATATCGTCGCAGGGCACGGGCGCAGAGAAGCTGCGATCAAAGCCAAATTTAAAGAGATGCCTGTCGTGTATCAGGATTTTGATAGCGAAGACGCCGAATACGCTTTCATTCAAGCCGATAACGCTATTGCTCTGTGGGCCGAGCTTGATCTGTCTGGCATTAATGCTGACATCGCAGACCTTGGCCCGGACTTCGACATCGACCTTCTCGGGATCAAGGACTTCACGATCGACCCAGCCGACAAAGAAGAACAAATTGAAAAAGAAATCTTGTTCTCATTCAAAATAGAAGTCGAGTGCATCAACGAACAAAACCAACAAAAACTTTCAGAGGAGCTTGAAGCGCGTGGATTTAAGGTTCGAGTTCTCATTTAATACGGAGCCAAAACAAAGTTTCAGGGTCAAGTCTTTGATCGGACAATACGACCTCGAAAACAAATCAATCGTTCAAACCTTCAAGGGAGACCACAAACTCCCCGACAAGTGGAACGTGGGATTGATCGTGGGCAACTCGGGAACCGGAAAAACCTCGATTGCAAAAAAAGTTTTCGGTGAATTTTCAACGTGTTCATGGGACGAGGGCCCGATCATCGAGAACTTCAAAAAAGATTTGTCAATGGATCAAATCACCGAGATTTTGGGATCGGTCGGATTCAATTCGGTTCCGTATTGGCTGAAACCGTTCAACGTACTTTCCAACGGTGAAAAGCAACGCGTTGAACTGGCTCGATTGGCAACGGAAAAGGATTTCGTCGTTTTTGATGAGTTTTCGTCTTTGGTTGACCGGGACGTGGCGAAATCAATGTCGAACAGCGTTCAAAAAATGTTCCGCAAATACGACAAAAAGTTCGTCGCGGTCACCTGTCACAAAGACCTCCAGGAATGGCTTTTGCCCGATTGGATATACGACACCGATGAAAAGGTTTTTTTTTGCCCAAAAAGTCACGAGAAGAAAAGTTCGAGTTCACCATCGAAAGAACAACAAACAAACAGTGGGAGTTTTTCAAGAAGTATCATTATCTGACGGAAACGCTTCCGACCGGGCACTACTACATGCTGACCTTGAAAGACAAAAAAGTCGGGTTCATCTGCATCAATAGATTTCCGCACCCCGTCGTCAAAAACTTGATGACGATTTCAAGACTCGTGATTGTTCCAGAATTTCAAGGTTTTGGGATCGGGGAAAAGTTCATGACCGCGGTGTCTGATTTATACAAAAGCGACCGTATCCGAATCACGACAAGCCTGAAATCGTTTATTTCATCCCTGAAAAAATCAAAAAACTGGTTTTGCGTCCGTTTCGGTCGGGCGATGGCAGGGAAGAAAACGACCGGGGCTATCCATAAGTATCGCGAAGGCGGTTCGTTCAACAGGATCACGGCAACTTTTGAAAGGGTAAAACATGGGAAGACCTAAGAAACCGATCGACCCGAAGATGGTTCAAGACTTAGCCTCCATTGGATGCAAAACCACCGAAATTGCTACCATGCTCGAGGTGTCAGTTCACACATTAGACAGGCGTTTTGCTCAGGAAATGGCAAAAGGTCGAGAAAACCTCAAAATGAGTTTAAGGAGATGGCAACTAGAGGCGGCCAAAAAAGGCAATGTTACTATGCTGATATGGTTAGGAAAACAAATGCTAGGCCAGCAAGACAGCACCCGAATTGACCTTGCAAGATTACCTGACGAAATTATTGCTGAAGAGGCCAAGAAACGGTTGGATCAATTAGAAGATGGATCAAACAAGTAGAGATATTTTTCTACGCTTTGTGGATAAAACGATCAAAAAAGCATTTAATGTTAACAGCCTTTTTGACCCCGACTTCCACCATCAAAACGAATTCATAAACGACCCAGCACGGTTAAAAGCCCTATTTTGTACCCGGCGGGCGGCTAAGTCTTACACGGCCGGCCTATACATGATTAAAGAGGCTTTAGAGAATCCGGGGGTTAACTGCCTATTCATCGGTCTCACGCGTCTCAGCGCCGAGGGGATCGTCTGGAAGGACATTTTAAAGGTAATCAACGCTAAGCACAATCTCGGGATGCAGTTTAATAACGCGAAACTGACCGCTACCTTTCCGAATGGGTCCGTTATCTGGCTTGCCGGGGTAGATACCAATAAAGACGAAATGCGGAAGCTTCTAGGGAAGAAGTACCGTCTTGTGTGTCTCGACGAAGCATCCCTTTACACCATTAACCTGCATTTACTAATCTACGGGATTTTAAAACCCGCCGTGGCCGATAACCGAGGGACTATCTGCATGATGGGAACTTCATCTAACATCACTAGGGGGCTATTCTATGACATTACAACGGGCGCTGAACAGGGTTGGAGCCTTCACACTTGGACTGCTTTTGATAACCCTCATATGCGGGTGCAATGGGGCGAGGAGATTGAGGAAATTAAAACGAAGCGTCCTCTATTCATGCAAAGCACTCTTTACAAGCAATGGTATCTAAATCAGTGGGTGGTCGATGAAAACGCGCTTGTTTATAAGTTTGAGTCGGGACGAAACGTATATCAGAATCGGCCCCAGAATCTTCACCCCGACGGTTGGACCTTTATCCTCGGCGTGGACTTGGGGTACGAAGACGATTCGGCTTTCGTGGTCGCAACGTGGCATGAGAATGAGCGAACGCTTTACATTGTCTCTACTTATAATCAGAAACACATGGACATTACTGATGTTGCGAACAAAATTAAGGAGTTACAAAAGTCTTACGGAATCGCAAAAATCGTCATTGATGGAGCAAATAAACAAGCGGTTGAGGAAATACAGCACCGCCATCAAATACCACTAGAACCCGCTGATAAAACCGGGAAGGCAGATTTTATCGAAATCATGAACTCGGAACTCGTTCAGGGTCGGATCAAGGTCCATGACGGATGCAAAAACCTGATCTCGGAGCTTCAGTCCCTAGTCTGGGAAATGGACGGAGACAAAATCAAGCTACCGAAACGAGAGCACCCGGCGTTACCTAACCACCTATGCGACGCCTTCCTTTACGCCTGGCGCTTCACTTACCAATACCTGAATGAACCTGCCGAGATTAAAGTACCGATAGGTTCTAAGCGCTGGTATGACCAAATGAATGAAAACCTGTTTGAGAAGGCTTTGGAGCATTTTCAGCGCGAAAAGGACCGAGAAACGGGAGATTTTTACTGATTTAGTGACATTTTCGACAAAAACGAGGAACTCAATATGGCACTACCGTTCGTTTCAAATAAAGAGGGGTCGGTTTCTATGGAACCTAAAACCATTACCCGTAAATCCGATGGAAAAAGAAAGATCGATCCGGTTGAGGTGGCAGCCGAAGAACTTTTAATTGCTATCAAAAAAGGTAACGTCAATCACATTGCTCAGGCGCTCAGAGCCGCTTTTATTATTTGCGATTCTGAACCGCACATTGAAGGGCCACACAAAAAGGGGAAATAAATGCCATTGTCACACGGTAAATCTAAAAAAGCTTTCGAACACAACATTAAAACCGAAATGGAGCACGGGAAACCCATGAAACAGTCTCTGGCTATTGCCTATTCTATGAAACGTAAAGCCGCACACAAGAAAGCCCACGGTGGAGAAATCCACCATGAAGAACTTGAGTCTGGTTACCTCCCAGAACCTAAAGAACACGAAATTCACAACGCGGCAGCTCTGCACGAAGACGAGAAAGACATTAACGAGCATCTCGGACCGGATTCCCATGATCTTGAGTCGCACCCCTTGATGGCTCATGGTGGGGATATTGTAGCTAAGATCATGCACAAGCGTAAAATGATGGCGCACGGTGGGGTGGTGGCCGATGAAGGAGAGGGTGATCTTGAGGAAATGGCTGATCATGACAAGGATGATTTTGACTATCTTTCCATGGGTGAACTTGATGATTCGACCTCGAACTCTGGCGAAGCGGATGGGGACTATGATGGGGATGCCAGCGAAGATCATGACCGTCATGACATCGTGGCTAAGATCATGAAAGCACGAGCTAAACAACACAACCCACGACCCGCATGATTCAGAACCTGAAAGACTTGCAAGCGCTCCTTAAGCTTTTAAGAAAGCAGGGAGTAACTGAAATGACATTCGGCGACCTTAGCCTGAAGTTAGGAGACCTGCCACGAGATGACGATCGAGCTTCTACTAGCGATAACGATTCTAGTGACCCTCTTTCTGGATTCCCCACGGGAGACCTAACGCCCGAGCAATTAATTTATTACTCGGCGGGCGGGTTGCCTGAGAATGACCCCTATCTCAAGGATAACTAAATGAAGATCAAAAAGGGTGCCCCACCGGTCGACAAGATTAAAATGAAAACCAAGGCTCAACGCGAAGCTGCGGGAGAGCTTGCCGAATGGTGGAAGGCGGATAACGACCATAAACTAGCCCTTGAGCTTTGCAGCACTGCCGCATTCCTTAAAAAAGAACAAACCTACCGCATGAGACAGCTAGCGGTTGATGTCCGGCTTTATTGCGGGCTTAGTGTTTACAGTTATGCAGGATCAAACGTTTCAAAAATGGATCACACGAAGTCTCTTCCTGATGATCGTCCTACTTTTAACCTTATACAGTCTTGCACTGATACTCTCGTTTCTAGGTTATCTCAAAGCCGGCCTAGCCCTGTTTTCCTTACCGATAATTCTGACTATAGGACTCGTCACCTTGCCCAGCAGATGAACCAATTTATTCTAGGCGAGTTCTATCAGGTTAAAGCTTATGAGAAAGCAACGAAGGCGCTCAGGGATTGCATTGTCATGGGGACCGGGGCGCTTAAGGTATTTGAGGGGGATGACGGACGAGTAGCGGTTGACCGAGTCCTAATTACTGATCTTTTTGTCGATTTCAATGACGCGATTAACGGCGAACCCCAGCAACTCTATCAATTAAAGCTTATGGATCGGGATAAACTGATTGCTCAAAACCCGAAGCATCGAGACACGATCCTAGCAACGCCTAATTCGTTACCGGATAATAGCCCGGACTCCGCTCGAACCGCTTCTGATCAGGTAATGGTCGTCGAGGGGTGGAAGCTTGCTACCGGACCTGATGCCAACGACGGGCGTCATACTATTGCGACCCTAAACGGCGTTATTTTTGATGAACCGTACAATAAACAAAAGTTCCCATTCGTGTTCATGAACTATTCGGACCCTTTCCTTGGGTTCTTTGGTCAAGGGCTTGCTACCCAGCTATTCGGAACTCAATTAACCCTGAACCGCATTCTCTTTACTATTGCTCGGGCGATTACGCTGGTAGGTGTCCCTCGTATCTTTCAAGAACAGTCTTCTAAGGTCATGAAAGCCGCTCATAATAACGAGATCGGGGTAATTGTGACTTATTCGGGGGTTAAACCGTCTTATGAGGTTGCCCCGTGTAATGCTCCAGAGCTTTACGCAGAACGCGACAAGCTTATTTCCTACGGCTATCAGCAATGCGGTGTCAGCGCTATGGTGGCAGCTTCTCAAAAGCCGCAGGGGCTAAACTCAGGGGAAGCTATCCGCCGTTTTGACGATTTAAGCACGGACCGTTTTGCCGAACTCTCTAGGAAGTATGATAACGTATTTATTGACCTTGCTTATCTGGTTACTGATAAGGCGATTGAAATAGCTAAACGAGATGGCAAATATCAAACCGTATTCCCAAATAAAGACGGGACCAAGGAAGTAAACCTCCCTAAAATGACCTTCCTTAACGATCCGTTCGTGATTCAGTGTTTCAATCAATCAAGCCTTCCTCGCGATCCTGCGGGCCGAGTGGCTAAGGTGACCGAGATGGTTCAAGCCGGAATGATTCCTTTAAAGGAAGGCCGAAGGCTTATGAACTTCCCGGACTTGGAACAGAACGAAAAGCTTTCGAATGCTTCAGAGGAACGAATCTTTCAAATTCTAGACGCGATTGTCGAGGATGGGAAATGGACGCCGCCCGACGCATTCATGGACCTACAGTTAGCGACCGAACTTGTTGTGCAGTATTATAATCTGTATGTAGCTGCGAAACTTGAGGAGTCAAAAGCCCAACTCTTACGGGACTTTTTTACTCAAGTTCAAACCTTGCAACAGGCAGCGCAGCCGCCGCAGATGCCGCAAATCCCGCCGCAAGCTACGGCCCAACCATTGCCACAATCCCCGCTAGTCCCGAATGCGGTACAGTAAAGAATGATTAAAGACTTCGATTATTGGACAGGAAGCGCTCAGATTTACGAAAAGCCCGCCTATTCTGAATTTAAGGTCCGGGAAGTGACTGACATTACGATTGATCGGAAAAAGCTAGAGGCGATTGAGAAACAACAACTTGAGAAAGAAATAGCTCGATTAAACCGGATTGCCGCTTTTCAGGAAGCGGAGCAAATCAAGCTTGATCAGGGCCGGGTGTCTGGCGTGAAGAAACACGACAGGGGCCTATACAAACAAAGAAAGGCGGAAATGCTATCGATTTTCGGTGGAACTATTGAGCGGAAGAAATACGAATTCAAAGCCACAAAACCAACATTATTTGAGCGTTTTAAACAATTCCTAAAGAAATCATGGAAAGACGCTAACTTTTAAGGAGAAACACACAATGAAAGTAGTCCCAGTCGGATCACCGTCCTCTATCCCCACGACCTCAGAATCAGCCCCCGGATCAAGCCCGGACCGTATTGCTCGGGCAACTGCCGTAGCATCGGGCAAGGCCCCCGAAACCGTTAAGGCTACCCCGGAGCGGGCACCGAACGTTTCTAACGGGGTTCAAAGCATTAAAATGAAAACTCAAGCCACGGTTCACCGAGATTTACCTTTTGAGACTGCTCAAAGTAACATTTCTGACAATAATGAACAGGCTAACCCGGATGCGGAAGAAACCAAACCCATTAGCCCTCAGATTGCCGCGATTGCTAAAAAGCAACGTGCCCTCGCAGAAAAAGAGAGGGAGATTGAGGCTAGAGAACGTGCGCTAGCTCAGGACCCGAATACTAAAACGGATCAGGAGCTAAGAAGTCGTTTGAAGTCGAATCCACTGAGCGTCCTACAGGAAGAGGGTGTTACTTATGACCAACTTACTGAGGCCATTTTATCTCAACAAAATGAGCAATCTCCCGCCGTTCAAAAGCTACAGGCTGAACTTGAGGCCCTAAGACAGGGGCTAGAAAATCAAAACAAACTACAAGCCGAGCGTGACGAGGCAGCTAAAGCGCAGGTCCTTTCTCAAATGGAAAGAGATGCCGCTAAGATAATTGCGAATAATGACGAGTTCGAAATGGTTCGCGAAACGAATAGTCTGAAAGATGTAATCCGATTAATAGATCAAACCTTCACAAAAACAGGAGAAGTCTTGGATGTTGATGAAGCTTTGAAACTGGTCGAGGATCAGCTTTTAGAAGATTCTCTAAAGGTCGCAAAGTATAAAAAGGTACAAAGTAGGCTCGTCCCTACTGAGACGCAGCAACAAACTAAACAAAATACTAACCCGGTTCGGACGATGAGAACCCTAACTTCGCGTGATGGCGCTTCTAGACCATCTTCAGCTCGTGAAAGGGCGATAGCCGCTTTCTACGGGAGGAAATAAAGAAGGAGGGATAGACCATGTCTATTTCACCAGTATATGCAAATAGCAGTAACCAGATTGCTGCGCTTAAAGAACTTTATGTAGACGATAAAGACTACATGAAGAATATCGTGTATTCAAAAAACCCTTGGCTTGCCATGATTCCTAAAAACGAATCTGCAGACGGTTTTGCCGGGAAATATATCCCAGTACCTCTCGAATACGGTAACCCTCAAGGTCGGGCGCACATTTTTGCGAACGCCCAAAATCAGCAGACTGCTTCTTCTGTAATCTCTTACTTCGTGTACGCGGTTCAGGATTATCAGCTCGTTACCATCACTAACTTGCTCATGGAGCAAACCAAGTCTAATGCAGGTGCCTTCGTTGACGAAGCTTCCCGCACTATGGACAACGGTTTCCGCAACTTGAGTAACAACATGGCGTTTGAATTGTTTGCCGGTGGTACCTCTTCACGGGGTATCATTGCAAGCTCTCCAGCTCCTTCGTTGGTTGGTTCTACCCTGTCTTTCTCTCTTTCTAACTCACAACAGGTTGTGCAGTTCGAACCCAACATGACTCTTCAGAACTCTCTCACCGATGGCGGCGCTGCTTTGACTGCTTCAGGTGTTGTTGATGCCGTTCAGATTACCTCGGTGAACCGTGGATCGGGCGCCATCACTGCAACTGTAGTTCAAGGAACTGGCGCTACTTTCGCAGCCGGTAACTATCTCCAAGTTCTCGGTGACATTGGAACCGCCGGAGCTTCTACCATTGCGGGTCTTCTCGGCTTGTCCGGGTTGGCTGCATGGGTGCCAGCGTCTGACCCTCTTAGCTCAGACAATTTCTGGGGCGTAAATCGTTCGGTTGACCCGACTCGCTTGGCGGGCCTGCGTTACAATGCCTCTGCAATGACAATTTCCGAGGGGTTGACCAACGCCCTTGCTTACGGAAACCGCGAAGGCGCGTCTTTTGATTTGATCGTGATCGATTTCGCATCTTATGCGACTTTGATTAACGAACTCGGCGCAAAAGTTCAGTATGTCATGCTTGAACACGATGAAGTAGAAGTAGCTTTCGAAGCGATTCACTTCCATAGCGCTTACGGCAAAATCCCAGTTGTTGCTGACCGTTCTTGTCAGCCTCAGACTGCATGGTGTTTGACTACCGACACCTGGAAACTTCGTACCCTCGGTAAGGCTCCTCATATTCTTACCTACGGTATGGAAGGTCTGGAAGGTCTTCGAGTCGGTAACGCGGATGCACTTGAAATCCGTATTGCTTACTATGGAAACGTAATTTGTAGCGCTCCGGGCTACAATATGAACGTTCTTCTCTCTGCTTAATCTTAATTAAAATTAGCCCCTCGGATTATGTCCGGGGGGCTTTTTTGTTACATTTCAGACTAGGTTGAGGCATTAAATTGCGTACTGCGGGACAAGGTGGGTCGGGGCCGTCCCGAGAGAAATTCTCGACTATATAAGGAAACAGCCTATGTCTATCCCTCGCGGTTTTGGAATAAACGGAAAATCTTACTATACTAACATCGCTAAGCCGATCGATGTTAACTTGAATTTTATCGTAGACTCTACCAACGGTAACGGTCTTGGAATTCGTTCTTTAAAGTCGAATGGCTTCGTAGAATCAGTGTTCATGAACACCTCCGCAACTCCCGGATATGTTAACGGAGTTAAAAACCCTAACCCTCAGGCGGGTTACGCTCAGGTGCGTTTTAAAAACAACTTTAACGCATATCTTGGCGGTTACACCGGAGTTATTGCTCCCGCTACTAGCACGGGCACTACTACCCTTGTAGCTGGGAACGTGTATGTCATTACCTCGCTTGGCACTAGCACGACTGC